AAAAAGATCTTAACTTAAATTAGTCACAGAAAGGCTAACACTATGACAACAGTAAACCCAATCGGTCGCCAGAATCTGCAATTTCGTCGTGTAACAAAACGCTATGGTAAACCAGTAGGTTCATTCTCAGGCCACCAAGGTTACCTATCTGTAGCACGGGATGTTGAAACAGGTCGGTTTGTATCTCGTTCTAAACTTTCAGCATCAACTGTAGATCGTATTCGCAACGTAATCAAACTACGAGGTTTCAATTAATGGATAAATCAAATGTCTTCTGGACAGCAGAAGGAGAAGTGGTCATTGAGATTGCAGGACGAGCACTAATCTTGTCTCGTGTAGAAGCAGAAATACTGTTCACAGACTTAGGCCATACACTCAGAGATATGCATGATTGTATGGACAACTATGCAGAAGATATTGGCGAACAACCTGATGTCTGAAGTCATCGAATTTAAACCTAAACCTAAAGAGGATGACTTTAAAAGAATTGATGAACTATTCCATGTGACGATGTGGATTGGTACAAACAATGAGTATGAGATAAGTATGGAAAGCCATGAAGACTACACAGAGCACGAGATATTCACAGCAATCGGTGCACTGTTTGCAAGCTATGGTGTAGACAATGGTTTCATATCTGAGGATGATGATGGTATAGAGGAACAATAAATGACTAGCATTATATACTCAGGAGTCTACAACTGTTACGCAGAAATGACTCTAGAGTTACCAGATGGTAAATCAATAGATGATGTTGTAAACTCATGGGATAAATGGGGGACTGCGTATGTTGAATTAAACTCTGGGGAAATAATAAAAGCAGAAATAGTAGACCTTGACATCAATAACGTTGATTGGAAACGTATGAGCGACACAGACTACGTAGAATGTACAACAGATTTCGAGGATGAACTTGACGCAGATAAACAATGGGGACACATCAAAGAGAAGATGATACAAGCTGCGAGAGAAGCAGACTAACCTAAAGAAAGTGGAACCTATGACTAAACCCGCAGTACATATATCTGTAATGACAGGTAAACTTCAAGGTCTCAAAGCAATAAGTACTAACACAAAAAGTAACAAGTATTGCATAGATCAACACAAGAAAGCCATAGAAAACAAAACAGATAATATCTGTGGGGACTGTTACAGTCATAAAATGCTAGACGGTTTCCGCAAAAACATGGCTCCAGCACTACAACGTAATAGTGACTTGCTGTCTTCAAGACCATTAGAACCACAAGAAATACCAAGGATTATAGATAGCATATTCAGATTCAATGCACACGGTGAGCTAATAAACATGCAACACCTAGACAACCTGATGAAAATTGTTATAGATAATCCTTGGTGTAGATTTGCTCTNTGGACTAAACGAACAGACCTTGTGTTTCGTTGGATGAAAACACAAAGTAAACCTAAAAACATAAACCTTATATACAGTAACCCAAAGAAAAGTGTAGTAATGTCAAAGCCACCTAAATACTTTGACAAAACATTCAACAATGTATTAACTCATGAGTTTGCAGAAAGACAAAACTGCACTGGTCAAAAGTGTCAAGACTGTCGATTGTGCTATGAAATCAATGATGTAGATACAATCATAGAAAAAGTAAAGAGGTACTAATGAAAACTGATGAAATCCCAGAATGGCAAAAAGAATTCAATAAACGTCTTCAAGATAATAAAAAGAACTATGAGTTACTAAATAAAGTTCAGCAAANTGCAATCAAGTCAGCAGAAGAAACTATGAAAAACGTAGTTCAAATGCTAGAAGAATGTAATGATCTTTATATCTCAGATGTTCGTNAACTNTCANAAGCACAATGGAAACTCTACGAAGCTTTCCGNACTGAATGAAAATATCCTACTGGCCTACTAAAAAGGAGCTTCCTGACATGACAATCTATATGAATCAATATCAGACTAAAGCTAGAGAAACTGCAATCTTCCCAGAGTCAGAAGCAATTCCCTATTTAGCATTGGGCCTATGCGGAGAAGCTGGGGAAGTTGCAAATAAAATCAAGAAGTGTATACGTGATGGTGCATCCTATGATGGTATTGCAGCAGAACTAGGAGATGTTCTTTGGTATGTAGCAGTACTCGCACACTACCTCGGAGAAGACCTAGACAGTCTCGCAGCAGGTAACCTACTTAAATTACACAACCGTGCTTCTAAGGGTACTCTCAGTGGCTCTGGTGATGATCGTTGAGCGTAGCAGTATTAATATTCTCAGTACTGATAATCATCATAGCTGCTAACCAAAGAGGATAGATAATGAAACGTAAATACAGAACAGCATTCGATCAACTTAGTAAAATCGGAGTACCTGTAAGAGATCATGGTAATGATGATTTCATAATCTCCGCAGAAGATAACTATGACACTGTATGGGCTGACTACTATCGTGAAAACGATGCAGCACTAGATGATTTTGGTGTTAATCATAAAATCAATGATATCCTACATGCTAATGGTCTNTATGCAGAATGGGAAAACGGTGGTGTGCTTGGCGTAAGTGAGATGTAAAATGCCATTCACAATAGAAGAAAAACCCTGGACTACTGAGATAGTTATCATGGATGACTCAGGGGACGATCTTGACTTTACAATTATCATAGAAAACGCTGGAGAATATCAGGGCTATGCATCTATCAGACAATTCAATAGAGACATTGATGGATATGATGTAGTAACAATGTCACCAGGAATGTACAAAGATCTAATAAAGTCGTTCGATTCCTCAGAGGGATTCCACGGACTCTTATGGAAATAAAAAAAAGAACCCAGAGACTCTCACAGAGAATCTTTGGGTTCTTATAGTTTTTTGGTAACCGACAAAACGCACTTGCATTTTTTTTGGTAACCGACAAAGCGCACTGGCATTTTCTTTCAGGTTCTCATAGAACCTCACACAACTCGCAGTGCCCTCAGTTTACTGTCAAGCTCTTCATCAGACAAACTCTCAGCACCTAACTCTTCAATTTGAAGTTCTCTGCGCTGTAGTTTTGGTTGCTCATACTCTGCAACTTTTGCTGCAAGATCACTAGCAGTATCGAAATCCTCTTTGTCCAAAGCTTTGAACATGAGGATCTTCAAGACATCTAAAGAGTTCATATCGACATGATCCAGCACATCTTCTTTGTACTGACGCCAATCCTTCATGCTCATCTTTAAGGCTTCTCTAGCATCTCTAGACGCCTTACGGGAAGCTGCTGATTTCAGTTGCATCTCACGAGCATTCTCTTTGGTGAATGAAGGAGCTAAGTTTTTAAGGCTGTTTGGATGAACCTCTCTAGTCATATTTAGTACCTCTTATAACTTTAGTAATCCGACCACAGGGGTCGGATTTAAAAGAGAGATTAACCCTCTTCTCTATAAGGAACTTAAAGAAAGGCAACACAATGGGTAAAGTAAAAGGAATAACAATAGATATCGATGATATAATCATGGATGTTTATATGTTTGGTGACTTCTCAACTGAAAAGACATTCAAAGAACTAGTGTATAAAAAGTGTCATGAAAGTGGAATACCAAGTAGTTACATGTATTATGCAAATAGTAAAATAGAGGAAACTTTAAATGTTTGATAAAATTAAAGAAATACGAGAAACACTAAGACGCAGACGGAATATGAATGCAACTATTAAATCACTTCACGAACTAAATGATCTAGAACTTCGTGATATTGGGATACACAGAACACAGATTGATGAAGTAGCCCGTAGCGTTATAGATTTTCACAGAACAGTTCGNAACATAACTGAGCAAGAAAGTAAAAACAACAATGATTAAAGCAACATACATAGCCCACATGGGTAAAGACTTAACTGTAGCCAACGCTGCTCGTGTATCATTCGGCAAGACAAGCGAGATGGAAGATGATCCATGGGGTCCACCCNNNCTCAAGGAGAAGGATGCAAAGCTGATACGTTACCTTGCAAGAGAGAAACATATCAGTCCCTTTGGGCATTGCTTTGCCAGCTTCCACATCAAGGCTCCGATCTTTGTAGCACGGCAGCTAGTGAAGCATAAGTTCTTGAGATGGAACGAAATATCTAGGCGCTACGTTGATGAAGAGCCTGAGTTCTACGAACCTATGGAATGGCGTGGACGTAGTGCTGATAAAAAGCAAGGGTCTGAGGGGCTTGTCAATATCACCGTAAATCAGGAGACACAATGGGCACAACATCTAGCGACATACATGGTCCTATTAGATGAAGGAGTATGTCCAGAGCAAGCACGTATGGTACTGCCCCAGTCGATGATGACTGAGTGGTACTGGTCAGGTAGCCTTGATGCTTTTTCTGATATGTGCAACCTACGCTGTAAGTCTGACACACAAGCAGAAACACAAGAGGTAGCATGGGCCATCAGTCTAAAGATGGAAGACCTGTTCCCTGTATCATGGGTGGCATTGAGAGATGAGTGAGTATATAAATGAACCCGTCAAGATTACTGAGATAACTGAGCATGAGGATGGCAGTGCCACGTTGCAAGTAGAGTGTGACCCCAAGACCTTTGCTGCCATCTTTAACGTAGGCTTTGTGTCACTCATTAAGACTGGTCTATACTGGGAGGCAGACAATGACAGACAATGAGTGGCCTTTAGAAGCTGACTTCACAGACATTAGACCAATGACACCAGAAGAGCGTAAAGCTGCTAAGGAACTTGATAAAAAGAATGGTAAAAGCAATGATAAAAAGTGAATGGGATCGACTAATAAAAGAACGTGAAGACTTTAAGGAGAGTGTATTGTCAGAGCATACATCAGACATCGTGAATGAACCTGAACACTATGCACGTTGGTCCATTGAGCCTATTACATACATCATGCGTAATGGCTTTGAGTTCTGGCGTGGTAACATCATTAAGTATGCCAGTCGTGCAGGTTATAAAATGTACGAAGGCAAGACACAGGTTGAGTCAGAAATAGTTGACTTAGAAAAAGTAATTAGATATGCTGAAATGCGTATCAACCAATTGAATGGTGAGGTTAAACTTTAATGTATGAAATCTATGGGATAGCAAACTGTCCTTTCTGTGACAAAGCTAAAGAGTTGTTACGTGAAACCGGAGAAGGGTTAACTGAGTATGCTATAGACATACAGCCAGAATTGGGTAAGTACATCATGGAGAGATCTCTGATGAACACTGTACCTATTGTATATCACGATGATATTTTCATTGGTGGATATAACGATCTTAAAATGTACTTAAATAAATAAAGAAAGGACGCAACATGCGTTTATGTTATGATATCGAATGTAATGGTCTTACTCCAGACACTGTGTGGATGATTGTTGCACAAAACCTAGACACTAACCAGATCTATAAGTTCTCTGATCACGATAACCTACATGGATCTATCGCTGATGGTGCTTCACTGCTTCAGAATGCAGACCTACTAGTGGGCCATAACATCATTGGTTTTGACAATGTAGTAATGGATAAACTATGTGGTACTACCCTGAACGAGAAACGACTACACGACACTTGGGTCATGTCTCAAGTTCTGAGGTACAAACGTGGTCACAAGCATGGTCTTGCAGGTTGGGGTGAACACCTCGGAAACAGTAAGATTGCATATGAAGGTGGCTGGGATGAATACTCAAGAGAAATGTTACGCTACTGTGTTCAAGATGTTCGTGTGAATGTCGATGTGTACAATGAGTTACTCTCAGAGTACAAGAAGGTTTCTGCATACAATCCTAAAATCAAACTAGGTATGCAGGCTGAGCATGAAACAGCTAAGTTTAATGCATTCTGCAAAGTCAAGGGCTGGTACTTTGACATGGAAGAAGCTAAGACCCTATTGGGAACAATGCAACAGCGTATGGCTGAGATCTCTAACACCATTGAGCCTCAGATGGGAACTAAGGTTGTCTACATTGACAAAGAACCTAAGTCTCCCAAGTACAATAAGAATGGGAAATACAATGCGACAACTGCCAAGCTGCTTACTGAATATTTTGGAACGGAAGTCTCGGTCACAGACACCCATCTCGCAGGACCAGATTTCAAATTCCAACGAACAACTAAGGAACAAGCTAAACTGGGATCTCAAGAAGCGGTCAAGGATTGGCTTAAAACTATCGGATGGAAACCAGACGAGTACAACCGAAAGAAAATCGGAAGAGAATGGGTAACAACTGGACCCAAACTGACAACATCCTCATTGTCTAAACTTGGAGAAGTTGGCATGATGGTAGACGAGTATTATGTATTGCGTCACAAAGCTTCTCTCATGGAGGGCTGGGTAGAAAAAGTAGAGGGCTCAGATGATAAACGACTTCATGGTAACATGTGGACTATTGGTACTCCTACCTTCAGAGTACGTCACGAAGTTATCGCAAACCTCCCAGGTATTGAAACACCTTGGGGTAAAGAGATACGTGGGATGCTTAAACCTGACCCAGGGTATGTTATTGTTGGTGCCGATAGTGCTGGTAATCAGCTACGTGGTCTTTGTCATTATGTTGGGAACGATGATTTCACTAATGAGGTTCGCTATGGGGATCAACACCAACGAAATGCTGATGCTCTTGGATGCTCTAGGGGTGTCGCTAAGGGGTATTTATATGCTTATCTTTTTGGTGCTGGTGACGCTAAGTTGGGGCAAGTTCTTTCAGGCAAATCAAACAGTGAAGTAGGACGTAAGTCTCGTGCTGACTTCGCTAAGGGTATCAAAGGTTTGGAAGAACTTAAGAAGAAACTTCTAAACATTTGGAGCAAAACATCTAACCAACAAGGTGATGGGTGGTTTCCTGCTCTGGATGGACGCCCTGTGTTCTGTGGATCTGGTCATCAAACTCTCAACTACTTACTCCAAGCTGCTGAAGGTGTAACCTGTAAGGCTTCACTGATGTGGGCATGGAATAAGATACGTGAAGAAAATCTACGTGCTGAACCTCGTTTGTTTTATCATGATGAGATGGCATTCCAATCGCACCCCGACGATGCTAAACGTGTTGGGGAAATTCTAACAGAATCTTTTGCTGCTGGTCCAGAGATGTTCGGTGTAACATGTATGGATGGTGGTGATTATGTAATAGGAGAAAGCTACGCAGATGTTCACTGATAATGCAGTAATACTGGTAGACTCAGACTCAATCTATTTTCGGATGGCTTGTGTAACCAAGAAGAAAAAAGACATACGTGTTGGCATCGACCACACTATGAAAGAGATCCAACAAAATTGTGGATCAGATAAATTTCTTGTAGCAATTAAAGGAAGGGGTAATTTCCGAAAGGAAATATACTCCGACTACAAGTCAACACGTAAGGAGTTAGACGAAGACGTTAAAGAAGCTTTGAACTATGGTCATCAGTACATGGTTGATAAACATAACGCTGTAGAAGCTGATGATATGGAGGCAGATGATCTTGTCTCTATCTGGGCAGCTGAATGCAGAGATGTAGATCAAGAGTACACAGTTGTTGGTATTGATAAAGATCTTTTACAAATACCTGGAACACATTACAACTTTGTAAAGAAGGAGCTAACAGAGGTAAGTGAAGACACTGCTGACCTTAAGCTTATGCTACAGTGCCTAACTGGTGACAGGTCTGACAATATACCTGGAATTAAAGGGATTGGTCCTAAGAAAGCAGAGAAGCTTCTTAAAGGAGTTCCTATGCATCGTAGATGGAATAGGGTAAGGGCTGCTTGGAGAGCTAATGCAGCAGGTGATCCTGAAATATCTAAACGTCTATTAACAATGCTAACATCATGGGAAGAACTTGATGACATTAAAAAACAAATTGAAGAGTATAAGTCGAAAAAGCAAGCGTCAGTTCATAGGAATATTNAAGACTGANATAGGGTGTACTGATTGTGGTTATGATAAACATCCAGATGCTTTAGCCTTCGACCATCTACCTAAGTATGAAAAGCTTCACAATGTATCTCGAATGATATCTTCCGATAAAGATATCGGTGACATTCTTAATGAAGTCTTTAAAACAGAAGTGGTGTGCCATAACTGTCATGCTATCAGAACAGCAGAGAGGCGTGATGGAAAACCTATTCCAAATAAAACCACTGTCAGCCAACAGGATGTTTGTCAGGAAAGGCAGGACAACCTACAAGACAGCTGACTACAAGAGGTTTCAAGAGGATATGGCAGTGATACTAATGGATCAGACATGGGATTTTAAAAGTAATCCTGTCCACTTCATTGTGTACGCTGGCTTATCTAACAAAGCTTCTGACCTAGATAATATAATTAAACCTTTACTTGATACCTATCAAAATATATTCGAGGAGTTCAATGATAAAACGGTACAAGGAATCATCCTTCAAAGAGACAGAGTTAAACGAGGAGGAGAATACCTCTGGGTTCGAGTTGAAAAAGCAGAAGAACTTGAAGTGGGCCTCCAAGCATTCAAAGACTCGGATAAAAAAGAATCGTAATCGTGACATAAAAATCGAAAGGGATTACTGGTGAAAACTAATTGTGAAAATTGTGGAAGCTCTGATGCTAACCATGTATACAATGATGATAACCCAAGAAGCCACTGCTTTTCATGTGGAATAACAGTATTTTTAAACGAAAGAAAACCAATGGAACTTATAGAAGATACCGATTTCCTTATGAACTCATCGATGATAGATGAGATCAATACATACAGAAGCTATCCAATGACTAGTCGTGGAATATCTCAAGATGTGGTTGACCATTTTAATGTTAAGATGTCTGTAGACATCAATGGGAAACCTCAATCACATTTCTATCCCTACACTATCAATGGAGAACTGTCTGCATACAAAGAGCGTAAGCTCCCTAAAGAGTTTCGTACTCATGGAGACTTCAAAAATGTCGAACTATTCGGACAACAACAATCAACATCAGGATTTACGCTGGTCATCTGTGAAGGAGAAATCGACGCACTCAGTGTCGCGCAAGCCTACAAAGAAAAATACGGTAGAACCTATTCTGTGGTCGCTGTACCTTCTTCATCTTCTACCTCTTGCGCTCTGGCTCAACGGGATTGGATAAACTCATTCAAGACTGTCGTAATAATGATGGATCAGGATGAAGCTGGTAAAAAGATGTCTGACTTCCTTGGTAAGATGATTAAACCAGGNAAGGCTAAAGTCGCAAAGCTACCAGAGAATGACGCTAATGACACACTNCTTAAGCATGGTTGGAAGACCTTACTAGAGTGTGTGTGGAATGCACAGAGTTGGAACCCCTCAGGTATCGTTACAGGCAAACCTATCTGGGATCAATTCATTCAACGACAGAATGTAGAGTGTGTACCCTACCCTGTTTGTTTGAGTGGTTTAAACGATAAACTAAAGGGAATTAGACATGGTGAGATTACTCTATTCACTTCTGGAACTGGCAGTGGTAAGTCTACTATTATCAAAGAGATTATCTTGGATCTTCTCTCAAAAACAAAAGATCGCGTGGGGCTTATCAGTCTGGAAGAAAGCGTTGGAGATACGGCAGAGAAGTTCATTGGAATGGTACTCAAAAAGTCGCTTAATGAAGACACACCTCCGGATGAAAACGAACTTAGACAAGGCTTTGAACAAGTGTTTGGAGATGAAAGACTCGTCCTCCTTGACCACCAAGGATCAGTCGGAGATGACAGCCTCATCGACAAAATCGAATACATGGCCCTCATGGGTTGTAAATATCTGGTCCTCGACCACATCACAATCGCTGTATCAGAAGGAAGTGACGGTCTATCGGGTAATGAAGCCATCGACAAGTTCATGTCCGACCTCCTCAAAATCGTCAAGCGACACAACATCTGGCTAGGTTTGATCTCTCATCTTCGTAAGGCACAAGGTGGTAAGGCATTCGAGGATGGTAACATTGCATCCATCGATGACATCAAGGGCTCTGGTTCTATCAAACAGATCTCATTTGATATCATTGCATTCTCAAGGAACCTAACAGCATCTGACGAATACGAACGTAACACTGTTAACTTCAGGGTTCTTAAGTCTAGGTTTACAGGTAAGACTGGTGATGCTGGTGCTGCAACATATGATGCACAGACTACCCGACTTCAAAATAAAGAGGTTGGTTTTGATTACATAGCTACATAGGAGAATACATGTCAGCACTCCAAGAGATAGTTGATTACCTTGTCAAGAGGGTAGATGGTGTAAGTCCTGCACGTCGAAGGCCCCATCTTGCTGGGCTCTTGATGAGGTTGTCTGGAAATTACAGTGAGCGTATGGAAAGTTACGTTATGAAAAGTATCTCCATACTTCAAATGCAATTCACTAAAGATACTAGTTCAAGCCCAGCTGGTACCTCCACACTTACTAATGCATCTAGTAAAATAGGTCAGAGTGTGGGTAAAGAACTAGATAGAGAGCCCCTTCCCTGGGGCTCTGTAGTGTCCATAGGAGACCTGTTCGTAGAAGCCTTATACAACCTAGGGTTTATCGACTTGTCCTATGCTAAGACCCGTAACAGCTGTCATGTGGTGTCTGCGTCCCATAGGTGGTACGAGTTAGGTGTGATACCTGAGAAAGGTGGGAGCTTTCCCTTAGCATCTACCAGTACCTTACGGCCCAAAGATATAGCTGGTATGATACAGCAGATCAATGGTGTTCACAGACCAGTAATCAAAGGTAGAGTAGATGGTGATGCGATAGATCCATATGCCCCTTGGGTACAAGCTCTTAACAAACTACAGCAGACTGCTTGGAAGATAAACAAGCCAGTTTACAATGCGATGGTTGAGAACAAAGACCTGTTCATATCTACTGATCCTATTAAAGACAACGATGCTAAAGAGCTTAAACGTAGGAGCAAGATGGTTGAGTGGGCATTTATATCAGAGAAGGCACGTAAGCTATCAGAACTAGAGGAGTTCTATCAATACCTAGATGTAGATTATCGCGGCAGGTTCTACTACTGCGAAAGCTTTATGAACTTTCAAGGATCAGATTTAGCCAGGGGATTGTTTAAGTTCCAGCACTCAAAGCCCATGACTGAAAGTGGGTTACAGTGGTTGGCTATACACACAGCGTCTGTCTTCAACATGTCCTACAATATAGATGAGATACCTGAGTGGTGTACATCTGATTATAAAGGTCACCTTGAAGAAGAAGGACTAGATAATATATCTGTTGATAAAATGACTCTAGAAGATCGTATCATGTGGACAAACGAATACATGGATGAAATCGTACATGCTGGTAAAAACTCACAGTTCTCTGATCAGGCTGAGAAGAAAGTATCTTTTCTCGCGGCTTGTGTTGAGTGGTATGATTTTGACTGTGCTTATAGAGACAATCGTATTCACATGACTAGNCTACCTATCCCCATCGATGGTAGTAACAATGGTTGGCAACACCTTGGAGCAATCTCTAAGGACTCACAGACTGGTGGATTGGTTGGTCTAATACCTTCAGAGATACAGAAAGATTTCTATGTTCAAACAGCTAAGGAGATGATCAATCTTTGTAAAGATGATCGACTCAATAGTATCCTAAACAACATGCCCATGAAGAGCATACGTAAAGGTATATCCAAACGTGGCTCTATGACTAGGGCATACTCGGCAGGGTCTAAGAAGATAGCTGAGAACATGTTCTTTGATTGTAAATCGGAAGACTACCACACAGATTATGACATCACACAAGATGATTGCACTAAACTATCTAAGCTGCTGATCAAAGCAATTGATAAGGTGTGCCCAGGTCCACTATCTACTATGAGTTACTTACAGAACCTAGCGATGTACCAATTGGGTACACATGTGAAAGTAGACTCAGATGGCTACGAAGCTAACACTGAGTATAGGAACCTGTCTAAGATACGTGACACCCTAATGAAGAAAAACTTCAAGACAGATGAAGATCTATATGAACTTAATGATACTGTGATTAAACTGAAAGAGTTTACAACAAGTCTTAAACATGGTAAGGGTGAAGATCGGATTGAGTGGAGTACACCTTCAGGGTTCCATGTGATCTATGAGAAATGGATCATGCAAGACAGGAAAGCTAGAGGACGTATCAAAGGGTATGGTAACAAGACAGGTCAAGTTACACACGTAGCCCTTGTGCCTACACGTATGCCAGACAGGAGAGGTTTTATCTGTGGCATGTCGCCTAACTACATTCACTCTATGGATGCTAGTCATATGGCTTTGGTTATCTCTGAGTGGGATGGTTCCTTTGCAGCTGTGCATGATAGCTTCAGTACTCATGCCAGTGATGTGGATAAACTACTCGACCTAACCAAACAAATATTCATACGTATGTACGACTACGATAATTACTTTGAGGTTATACGTAACTTCATTACAGATGCTGAGGATGATGTGGAACAACCCACATTGGGCAGCTTAGATATAAAGGAGATTGAAAACAGTGACTACTTCTTCGCGTAAATCATATAATCATTTAGCACTACGAGGTGTTCAAGTAGATGACGATGAGTTCATCTCTGATTGGAACTCCAATCGATTGACTAAGACAGCTCTAGATTTAGAGTTAGCGTATACAAAAGATCTCATGCCGCGTGTCATAGACATTGGTATTGCAGAGGATCTAGAGGGTGGTATTATAGACACTACGTTAGCAAAACAACGAAAGCATGAGCAGATGAAGGAGTATCGTGAGCTTCTTGCAAAACAAGGTATGCTTAAATAAAAATAAAAAGGCCCCCAGGAAAACCTTTATGGTTCTCTTGGGGGCCTTATTTTTTTTAGTGTCCGTAGAAATTAGCAGCAATCCTCTTACCACTCTCAGTTTTAAAACCAGTCCTAAGAAGTTCTTTCCTAAGATCTTTCTTGCTGGCCTCTGTACGAGCAACTAGATCAGACAATCTTGATTTAGTTTTCAACTCTCTTTTCATAAGAGCATAGAAAGTTCTAAGCTGTTTGACGTTAGGGTTTGATGGTGGATTGAAAGGATCGTATCCTACTTTCCGCATCTCTCTTGCAAACATATTAACAGTATCAAAAAGATAATCAGAGTCTGCTCTGCCAGTTAGCTGTTTAATCTTCTTCATCAAAGGTAACATTAACTCATTACCCTTAGAGGAAATAACAGTTGCTAGATAGAATTGCATATACTCTGCCTGCTGTGCTGATAGTATTTCATCTGCAGGACGACTCTTGATATTCTTCTCAAAGACTTCAGTGGCTTCATCTAAAGATTTTGAAATCTCTTTAAAGTAACTCCATCCAAACGTAGCATCCATCCAGTTCTGATTAATCTCTTCAAACATAACATCATAGCCATTAACATCTACCTTAACAGCATCGTAGATAGGGTATGCATAAGGCTTACCATTAGATGCTTTAGATAATCTATCAAATGATTTACCAGAAAATGTTAATGCCATTGTAGCAGCATCAATAGATTGAACAGGTTGAACAACAACCCCACTAAACGCATGGTCTCCAGGTATTGAGACAGTCCCCCTCAACTTAGCAGCAGATGCTGTTGGGGTGTTGGTGTAGTGTGGTATCACTTGTTCAGTGACATTGCCAAACCTATCAGCCATTTTAAACTTAGTTTTATCTGAAGATTCATAGTCAGAGGAAACCATCCCACCTATGTACATCTCCATACCAGTAGCTCCTCGTATCATAAAGGGCATATCCATAATGGAAAACAAAGATGCAGCTGATCGGGTAACTTCCCTAGCTATAAGCGCATCCTCTGATAAGATATTCTCCAGAGATGCTGCATACTTTAGCAATAAGATATCAGCAAGCTGATCCCTCGTCACTTCCTTCGTCAACCTATCTAAACTGTTGACAAACCCAGAGTCTGTTTCAGTGTCTTGGTATATCAACTCAATAGTTTCATCAATAGCAGAACCAAAACTTAGAATCTCTTTACCATACCCAAAAGTCATAATCGTCAACTTAGCTAATTCCCTGTCTTGAAAAACCTTACGGGCAACAGCATTAATATCTACAAGAATATCATCAGATACATTCTCCCAAGGTGTACTAATACTTGCATCTGCTAATCGTATAAGCTCATCTCGGATGTCACCATCATCAAGAAACTTAAGTCGCTGAGTCCTCAGTACACCAGTCTTGTAAGACATTTTCTTATCACCTAGTAGCACAGCATTGGTAGCTGTCCCGTGTGTCTTACCATCTAAGTACGCATTAAGGTGTGTACTAAAAGATTGCTTAGCATCAGGGTCACCCCTGTTGTTTTTAAAGTCTAGGTAATCAGCAAAGTCTATCAAGGCATCCATGTAAACTAAACCATCTTGCTTTTGGCTATTAATGTTCTTAATGATAGCGGCGTCCATATCATTGGTAGGATCTAAGTTAAGTCCAGAAAACTTTGGGAAATTAGGAGAGTCTAATGCAACACCTTGAGCAATAGCTTCAGCAACAGCTTCATATTGATCGTCTGTCATTGACATATCTAACGCTTCTTTTAATCTCTTACCATGTGCGTATAGGATTGGCTCATTAAGTCTGAGCTTAGCATCTCTAACAACAGGTAAGAAATCTTCAGCAGCCTCCTCAATAACATTACCATTAGTATCCTTCTGTTTAAGAACTAAAAGCATGGCCTGCATTTGCCTATAGTTTTTATCCTTCCGACTTCCAATCTTAAAAGTAGCAGGTGCAACCGCACTTGTTACAGCGCGAACAGTCTTAGAGCTTGTGAGATTAAAATTAGTTTGTTGTGCTGCAAGTCTGCCCTGATACCCTTGGAAAAAGAATGTTAAAAAGTTTTCACCTTTACGCTCTTGTGCTAAGGATTGAACTTCCTGTGCAATCTTATTCATCTGCTTTTTAATCTCATCCGTTGGGATGTATGGCTTTTCCCTTTCAGCACCAGGTTTTTCTAACCTCCTATCTTGGGAAGCTTGCTCAGCCCTGTACTGCTTCATCTTGGTTTCACCCATACCATTTATCTCAGCTTGCCAAGAGTTGTGGTTACCTGTTACAAGTGGCAGTGCTATAGTTGAGATTAGGAGTTTCATACGTCGAGGTCTTACAAAATGACCTATGGTTCCTAGATTACCCTTAGCCTCATTCATAATATTACGCATACGCTGTCCAGGAGCACCCCCAGATTTACCTCTCTTAACAGTACCTACACCAGTTCCACTAAGACCTTCAGTAGATGGAGACTTATTTGGTTTGACGTTAAGGGGTGGAAAGGCTATGTCACGTTCTGCCTTACCCTTCTCAATTAATGCCTCACCTTCTGGGGTTAATCGGTAAACCCTTTGCTGGGTTGAATCCTTATATACATCTACCAAGTTTGGATTAGCCCTAGCCCATAGTGATTTAAATGCAGCACCTAAAGTCTCAGCCTCTTTGGTAGTTAATCTTGTAGGTGCTTGCATCTCATTAACTTGAGGTGAAGACTGTGCCTGTTGAAGTGCGACATCTTCTGGCACACCCTGAGAAACCATCTCTTGCACCATCTGATTAACAAGTTGTTCTGTACGAGGACCAGCCCTGCGTGTTTGATACTCTGAGTTTATCTGGTGTCCAATCTGACCATTGTTTTTAGACTGACTCATTACAATCTCAGCGTTCCTTTCGGGAAGTGTTTGACCACCCCTTAACAAAGAAGACTGTGCGACATCCATCCCATCAGATTCTGGGTTGTAGTAGTCACCTTCTTTAAGAGACTGAAAGTAATTCATCATCATGTTTTCAGTAACAACGCTACCCAGCATTGTAAACATTGGGTCTAATGCTCTTTCTTTTTCATTAAGAGGATCATACTGTATAGCATCAGATCTACTTGCGGCTGCAAAGAAAGTCCCATCGTTTGCTTCTGCATAAGAATCTGCTAATGCAGGGCCTCTCTGTGCGTCTGGCCCAAGGGACATTGGGTAGGCAGGGTTACCTTGACCACCAACGTATACCCCATACCCTTCGTCTACCATAGTCCTAAGCTTCTCAGCCCTAGCAACAAGACCCCCGTCTGGGCTTATTGCATACTGTGCATTCTGAGATGTATTACCTAGTGCAGATGATGCTACAAAGGCAGGTTGGGGATTTCTAACACGCTCATTAATTGGTGTTAAACTTTGTCGGTCAAGCCTTTCCATTTCATCTGGATCTACTGGAGCAAATGCATCATCCACAAAAGAACCAACAGCTCCTGAAACATCCTCTACTGTCTCTGGAGAATCCCTCCATTGATCTGCAAGAGATGAACCAGTAGAGGTAGCAGCCCCTTCTGGGGCTACAACTCCTTCGTTTTGGATGAGACCTAAATCTATATCATCGACTGCGTTAACAGAACCAGATACATTATTAACATTAAACTTACTCATAAGTTACTCCTCATTGTCTTTGTAGTTCCATCCACCACCAGTTAATAAACTAGCTAAGCTTTTGTTACCCTCTGTGAAAGGTGCAATACCAGGTGCCATTCGCATGGCATTATACAGTGATCCTTCCACATCACCTTGTGCTAGTTTGGAAAGAGAAGTACCTCCCCTAGCTAAGTAACCTAGAGAGGGGCTCTCACCTGTGGCTTGGGCGTACACCCATCCAACTCCCCCGTCAGACCTTTGACCATAGATAGGAGCGAAGATATCGACGACCCTTTCACCTGTACCTAAAAGGCCAGATGCCATGATACCACGACGAATATACTCAGGCTTGTTTAAATAAGGGTTACCTAGAGTTCCTTCATCATCATCATCGTCAAACTTAATAGAGTCTTTTATGGCCTGTGAAAAGAACCCAAGAGCAATCATTGTAGACATTATTGCAAAGGTGTTAAACTTCATCGATGGACTACCACGTTTAATATAATCATTCCACATACGAGGTATCTGATTAGCTGTGAAGGTAGATATGAAACCTTGGAACTGTGTGAACAGAGCAAACCTAGGATCCTGATAGATCAAAGGACGATTCATAGCACCTGGAAGTGGGACTGTCTGATTGATAAAGTTGTACGTACCTTCTTTTATAATAGTGTTCCACTGGTCTAAAGAGTAGACTGCATTAGGCCCTTCGAAATACTTAAGCCCTTCTGCCTCAAAATCAATATGCATACCCACAAATTCTTCTATGGGGATACCAATGCTCCTAAGCTTTTGCTCCGCCTCTTGTTCCTGACGGGTCTTGTACTCATCACCACGCCTAAGCCTACCCATCTTACCATTGTTTATTATCTTAGCGTTGTAGGACATGAAGTCATATGCAAAGGATGCACGAACAGCACGAGTGTAATCAGTAAACTGTGTAAGACCAATAGCCTTGAAGAAGAACTCCATGACTTCCTTACGGTTCTCAGAGGCTTCCTTAACACCCACAGTAGTAGCAGCTCCAACTTCCCAAGATGATCCCATCACCTCATTAAGTATCTTCTGACCCTTACTATATGTATCCGGCTTGAGGACATCATCATCAGACCCATCTTCAACCTTACGAAGTAGTGGTATGAATGCTGCTGAAAACTCAGTCGCAATAGCTTTAATACTATTGTTTTCCCCAAAGATTTGATCCTTGGTTAGAGCACCTTGTGACATTGCCAACTCAGGGAGTGAGGAGAATGTAGCCAGTGGTAAGGCGGAGAGTGTCATCCAGAACATTACATTCTTCTGGAACCTCATAAGCTTTTTACCAGCTTGAGTAGTCGGCCTGTTGTAGTTACCTGACACTGCTTCTAAACCATCAAACACCCTAGAGGCTACCTTGTTTACCTCTTCCCGTGGGACACCCTCAGCTTCCATTTGATCTAAGAAGTGAGAGATTACCTCCCCATCCTTACCAACATATTTCATCTGAGTTACAAATCTTGCAGCTGACTTACTAGCCTTAGCTACGTTTGCAAACACATCCCTCTCGTAGAAAGCATCGAACCCTTCTTGTTCTGAAAGATCTAATGTCCTTTTCTTATGTGACGAGGGGTTCAATGAGCCTATGTTAGAAGACATTGCATCTGAAAGTGAATCAACAAGTGGGTTATCTATTATATCATCTACAATTTCTTGTGCTTGAGCAGCTGAGATTTTCTTACCACTTTTAAATTCAATACTCATTAAAGCTTTTTTAAATCCTTCAGGATCATTCTGAACAGCCCTCTTATCAAGAGCCCTGTACCTTTGGAGGTAACTCTCCACAAGACCCATGTTAAGTTCTGGGTCAGAAGCAATCTGATCATTCCTTAATTTAGTGCCCAATGCAATAAGTTCATTCCCAAGGCTAATAACCAACCCCCTGTTCGGAGTGTTCTGAGGTACCCTATCAGGATAAAAGACGCCATCATTATCACGGGCTGCTTTCCATGCTGCATAAATCTGATCACTCATCTTAGCTTTTTGAGAAGATCTATGAACACCTGCAAAGGTTGGTAAGCCAGACGCCTTCCAGAAAGTTGCTGGATGTGATACTTGATTTGTGTATGCTGTCATCAAGTGGTGCTGTGCAGCTTCAAACCCTGACCCACTATGTAGGTTAGTTAAACCACCACCAAGTATTGAATGTAAAGCACGAGCTGCACGAGATTTATCTAACAGGTCTTTTGTAAAGGTGTTAGTGATGTGGCTCTGCCATAAGTTAGACGCATTCATCACAGCTTCTGATGCACGTTCCATGTATGTCTTACTACCTTGAGATACTCTATGAGCATCTTTCCTTGGCTGTAAGCTAGGCTTCTTTGTTTTAACTTTAGTTTTTGATTTACCTTTGGGGGCAGGCTTAGTCTTAGCTATTTTAACTGCAGCTTTAGACAACAATGTTTCAACCCCATCCATCATACCATTGGTTGAGTAGTCAGGGCTAGGGGAATTTAACTCTTCAGATTCATATCTCTCAACGTCTGTGGACTCAATTGGTACGCCGTACCTTGCGGCTGCATCCATCCATCCCAACTGATCCTTAACAGTTCCAGGAACAGAGAACCCTGCACCTAAAGCTGATCCAGCAACAGCTGCATTGATCAATCGTTCTTCCAACTCTTGATAATCAAATTGCTTATCAGACCCCGCAACTGCTGCTGTGTACCCAATAGCTTCTTGAGCAACCTCAGTTAGCCCTTCACCTAATGAACCAACACCAACATCTTTTAGAATCCTCTTAGTAGTGGCTGCAGATTTAAGTTGCTCTTTAGCTTTCTCATGGACCTCTTTTGAAAACTGTGCAATTATCTCATCCGTACTTTCCTTAACCATCTTCCTAGCTGTCGGTAAAGTAATGCCATCTCTAGCTGCTAAGTTCCTTGCGTGTTGTTGAAGCATAGCTGTAGGGGATCCACCAACACCCTTGAGTGCTTGGAGACCAAACCTATCAGCAACAGTCATAGCAACAGCGGCACCAATGGCTATGGAAGCTGACTTGTTTTCGTTAGGTCCTTCCATCTCATTCCAGTTCTGACCAGCATAAACACTGACAGGTACTGTATAGGATAATCCAAAAGTAACAGGAGCTGCAACTGTTGCTGCAGCGATTGTCGCCATGTATGGTAGAGACATAGCCATTGTGTTCCCAAGGTACTCGAAGACATCCCCAGCACCTTCAATCTCTTTGTAGTTATTCAGCAGGTACCCAATCTTTTCTTGCTTTTCACGCTGACGTTTAACACCTTGCTCACCCCAGTTTTCCAACCCTTCGATATCAGATACATATCCAAGAAGGTTAGCCATACCAAAGGCACTCTCACCTACCCCAATCATACCTTGCTTTAAAGAATCCATCTTAGGGTTGAGAGATGTGTAGTTCCTATCAACCCCACTAAATCCAATACTGGGAGTAATGTTAAAGTAATCATTCATTCTTACAATAGCATCTGATCTTGATAGACCTTCAGCCTGCATGAAGTAATTAACGTATGCCCCACGATCCGCCTCAGTTGCAAGTGTCTTCTTGAACCCAAGAGATCTTGCACCTTCAGCTTCTTCAGCATCCTTAATTTCTATAGCTGCCTTGTCGAAATCAGATGGTTCGTAGGTCCCCATCCTTCTTTGGAGATCCCTATCAGCTTCCGCCCGATACTTTTTCATCCTGTCGCCATCAGTCGAGTATCTTGTCATGTCCATAGCACCTGAATTAAGCATTTCAGTGCCGAAAGATTCACCATTCTTATTGTGTAACTCAATTAATTGACGACCATGATTATCCATAGCAAGAGAACCATCAGCATTGAACTGGGGTACAACATTGTTATACCCCTGCTCATTAGCAAGCCTTGATATAATGCTGGCAGTCTCTCGACCACCAGCAGTACCTTCTTTGAACTCTCCAGTATGAAGCATCTTAGATACTTCTGCTGTATCAAACCCACGAAGACGATAGTTAGGGCCATTGGGGTTATTTAATGTGTCACCATCTATGAAGAAATAATCAGTACCGACTAAAGCATCGGGCTTGAAATCAAATAACTCATTGAATGTTCCCATTTAAAATCTCCTTGTGTTTGTTTAAGAGTTTAATGCACCCTTCGCTAAGTTTTCAGTCACGTATTCCATAAACCCACTTCTATTAGGACTTCCGTCAGTTGCGTACTTAGCTTTTATGTCTTCATCTAGACCTATCCAATCCTGATAAATAGCTTGTTCCATAAGTTTCTGACTGAATTGAACAGGGTTATATTGATCTAGGTTTGCACCTGGTTTCAATTGACTTAATGTTCGTTGGGTTTGTGCCAACCAACTACTAAATTCCTCAGTGCCGACAAGTTTTTCAGAGTATTCGTCACCCTTCTTACCATTACCAACCATAAAGTTAGACCTATCACCAGTGTTGACTGTTATGTAAGACTCTTTAAGGTATGGACCAAGAGTGGTAACCTTATCAATACGAGTAGACCTAACATCTTCTGTTGCCTTAACCATAGCATTTCTAAGAACTAGGGCCATAGTGTCTGGATCAATTCCATATTTTTTAGCAAAATCTGAAACGATTTTTGAATCTGTGGTAGAATTTATATCCTTTAGGTAATTAGACTTGGCTCTACCATCCTCCGCAGGAATCTCAGACTTCAGCAACTCTGCAGTTATAACATCTGCGTAGCTTTCTCTGTTGGAATTAATCCTAGCATTATATGCATCTGTGCCAACCACATTAGAACCATCTTGAGTAACCATGCTGTAATTAATCCTAGCATTAGGGTCCATAGGGTTCTTACCAGCCTCAACAGTAACATAGCTACCATCCTTACCTGCTTGCCATTGCTCATACACGATAGTTTTTCCTGTCCTCTTATTATACCATACCTCAGCATCCTTAGAGGATCTTTTATAAACAGCACCAACCGGAATCAGATCTGCAGGATCACGAGTCTTTCTATACTTAGCAAGACTCCCATTAGTCCACTTACCAGATGTAGCTTGTTCATTATAGAAACTTGTCTTGGCATCAGTCCTAGCAATGTAGTTCTTACCAGCAAAGGCAAGAGCTTGGTTACCATCCATACCAGTAGCACGACCACCAAGGTACATGATAGCAGCTCTCATGAGTTCTTTACTATCGAACAGATCCCCGAAGACACTCTTAAGCGTGGACATGGCACCGGATACCTTAGGGTCTTTTGGATCAACCTTTATAGAGGCAGCTGCCTGTTTGGCTGCGGTTGCCTGTTTGGCTGCAGCTGCCTGTTTGGCTGCAGCTGATTCAGAAACAGTGGTTGTTGGTAATACTTCAGGGTTTTTTTCTAAGTTGGTAATTACCTTTTCAACTTTTGAGATATTGTTTTCAGGTTCAGGGGTGGTATCACCAGTCAGTCCCCTTAGCCTATTAAATTCAATTTCATCAGCAGTTAATTCACGGCGTGGTGGTGGTGCGTACCCTAGTTTACTATCTAATACGCTTGCACCAGCTTCGGGGTTAAACCCTGAAACAACATTCCCAACCTTATCAGTGACGTAATCGTTCACATCTGCGGCTAGTTGGTTACCACTCTCAATAACAGTGTCAAATACCTGACCCGCACCAAATGGTTCCATCCTATCATTGTAGTCCCTTTCTTTTTCTATAGCTCCAATACGAGTATTATAAGCTCTTATCTGATTGTCAGTTAAAGGAACACCGTTTCTATCAACACCACCTGCAAGTATAGACTTAATATCCCTATACTCTTTATTAACATCAACTGATCCTACAGGTAAAGCAGGGGATGCCATAAACTCATTGACAGTATCTCCAACATTGCTTGCTAAACTACCAGCAGCCCTTCCAAGATAAGGTACAACATCACCCATAAATGTAGGTGCATTAGGGTCTAATGGTGGGACAACTGCTGGCTCCCTATTGTTAAACTCAACTCTAAGGGCTTCACGTTTTGCATTAGTCTCTGCAATTTCTTTCCTAATCCTTTCTGCCTCAGCAGCATTAGACTCTTGCTGTTGACGCATTGAATCATAGCTTGGGTTTACTGACTGTGGAGCAATACCATTGAATACCGCCTGCTCAGCCATAGAGTCGTTGTAAGCTTCTGCATTAGCAGCAGATTCCTCTGCACTGTAGTTGAGTTTATCCTGAACAGCAGCACCAATACTAGGATCCTGAACAGGATTACCATTCCCATCAGTTACAGACCCATCTGAATTTAAGTAGTACAAATTACCACCGACCATCGTAGGTCTGGGTGCTGGAGGAGGTAATGGAATCTTTGGCACAGCCATGTTAGCAGCAGCCATAATTGAGTAGTCACTTGGGTAGGAACTAGCAGCATTCTCAACGCTTTGAGAAGAGCCTTGAAGTAATGACTCATCACTGTTTACTTTTGGCATCGGTACATAACTATTAGACGCAAGGTTCTTACGCTTAGCTATAGATTCTTCTGTTGTCATACCAGTNCCAGGTTGTGATAAATATAAGTTTTTGTCTAGCCTTCGATCTGAGCCTCCCGAGCCTCTTAAATCAATCATACCATCTGATCTAACTTTTAAAGCAGGATCGTTATATGCCATAGGCTGAGATGAAGCAGAGTCTTCCTCCACATTACCTGGTGTATAGTCTGGACGAACTTGCGCTTGTAGTTCACGAGCAGCGTCTACACCTCCCATTCTCTCTACTCTAGACAAGTACTCCGGACCCATATTAGCCATTATAGCTTTACGATAATTATCTAAGTACTCTTGTGGGTAACCTCCCATATTGAGAGAAACAGCACCACCCATGTTAGCAGTCATCCTTTTATCTTCTTCTTCAGCATAATTAGTAGTATAATCATTACCACGAAAGGTAAAGATACCTCCCGCTCCCATGTCAGCTCGTGCATCTTTGAAGGCTTCACCAAAGCTTGAAGGTGATGGGGGTACTGCTTGAACCTGTGGTACACTAGCTTGCATCACTGCCTGTTCAATAGCTAAAGGTTCTACCTGGTTACTAGCTACCATTTGAGGAACTAGTTCTTCAGGTCTCGTTTGAGGACGTGGAGATGACACTGTATCATTTCTCATTTGAGGAGGAATGGAAGTAATGGGGGCTACGGATACTGTCTGGGTTGTGGGTTGTGCAGGTGTGTTTGTGTCACCGCCCCCAATAAATTTAGAAGCATTGTTGGCTTTTTGCATCCACATGTTTGCAAACTCACCAGCAGTCATGTCAACATTACCACCGTTCTTAATAACCTTATCTTTTGTCATGTTCTTTACATCTAGTACATTAATAGATGGATCTTTTAACAATCGTAAAGCACCTGTTGCTCCTTGTTGGTGTGCTAGGTATGTTTCCGCAGGTGTTGGTTCACGATCAAGAACACTTCTTAGATGAGAAACATTATCTGTCAGTAGTTTACCACCTGCATCTAGGCTTTCATTAACATCAAAACGATTTTCAAGATTGTAAGATTTAGCTGTCTTATCTAAAAATTGCATGATGCCACCAGCAGATGACTGTTTTGATTGAGCTTCAGGGTTTCCCCTAGACTCAAGGTAGACAATGGTTTTAAGAGTTAATGGATCGATACCATACTTAGTTGCCGCTGTAACTATAGCAGCTTCAACCTCAGGTGTGTAGTTTTTATGCCACGCAAAACCACCATCATTGTAGTTTTGAATACCACCACCCATGTTTTTCATTGCACGATGCTGTAAGCCTGCGTTATTCATTTGCTCAACTACAGGGCCAAACATTTGAGTTGCTTCCTTGTTGAGTACAAACTC